AAAAACTAAAAAACTCGAACTATAAAATGGCAAAAGTAGGTAGACCAAGAAATTTAGATAGTCCTGAACAACTATACGAACTATTCGAAAGATACAAAAGAGACGTAAAAGCGAATCCAAGAATAAAAAGCGTATTCGGTGGTAAAGAGTTTGAAGAAAGAGCTGAGCCTTTAGAACGTCCTTTAACAATGGAAGGCTTTGAGATATTTTGTTGGAATATAGTAGGCGAAGTAGAAGACTATTTTTTAAATAGAGATAAAAGATATTCAGAATTTACCGCTATCTGTTCGCATATACGCAAAGAAATCCGTAGAGACCAAATCGAAGGCGGTATGGTAGGACAATATAACCCGAGTATTACGCAACGCTTAAACAACTTAAAAGAACACGTAGAACAAACAAACGTAGAACAACCTTTATTTAAATTACGTGATAATAACGACGGCAATAGATAAAATAGAAGCGTTACAAAAACGAATCAAAATAATTCAAGGCGGTACTTCTGCGGGTAAAACATATTCCGTTTTAGCGGTGTTAATTACAAAAGCCGCTTCATATGCACGAACTGAAATTAGTATTGTCGCTGAAAGCATACCGCATTTAAGAAGGGGTGCGTTAAAAGACTTTCTTAAAATCATGAAAGAAAATAATAGGTACTTTGACGAACGCTTTAATAAGTCGCTTTTAAGGTACGAATTTTCAAACGGTAGTGTAATGGAGTTCTTTAGTGCTGACGACAGTTCTAAATTAAGGGGTGCAAGGCGTGACATACTGTACATAAACGAATGTAATAATGTAACCTTTGAATCTTATAACGAACTTGCAATACGTACAAAGAAAGAAGTTTATTTAGACTTCAATCCAGCTAATGAATTTTGGGTACACAAAGAACTAAAAGACGAACCTGATAGCGATTTCTTAATTCTCACGTACAAAGACAACGAAGCACTTGACAATAGTATAGTTCAACAAATAGAAAAGAATCGTTTAAAAGCCGAAACAAGCGCATACTGGGCTAATTGGTGGCGTGTCTACGGACTTGGTGAAATAGGAATGTTAGAAGGCGTTATATTCAGTAACTGGAAAACAATCGACAACTTACCAAAAGACGCAAAGTTAATCGGTATAGGTTTAGACTTCGGTTACACGAATGACCCTACGGCAATAATAGAAATATACAATTACAACGGTACACGAATTTTAAACGAATTGAAGTATCAAACGGGTATGTTAAATTCAGATATCGCAAAGGAACTACCAAAACACGTACCCGTATATGCTGATTCGAGCGAACCTAAAAGCATTGAAGAAATAAAGCGCTACGGAATAACAATTAAAGGCGTTACAAAGGGCAAGGATTCAATTAACTACGGAATAGATGTTATGCAAAGGAATGAATATTTAGTTACTTCTAACAGCGTTAATTTAATTAAAGAACTACGAGCCTACTGTTGGGACACTGATAAAGCGGGGACACGTTTGAATAAACCTATTGATACAAACAATCATGCTATTGATGCGCTACGATACCACGAAATGGAAACCTTAGGGTTAAATTCTAACTACGGCAAGTATCATATTTGGTAAATAAATAATAGTTCGCACCCGTTCAAGTATGCAAATAGTGTAAATAAAATCTACATACTACAAAAACACGAATAAAAAGTTAATTAATAAGATGAAAACAGAAATAGTAATACCTACTTCATTAAGTGAAATACCTTTAAAGAGCTATCAAGAATTTATGAAGGTAGTAGAAAAGTCAAATGACGAAGAATTTATTGGTCAAAAGACTATCGAGATTTTCTGCGGGTTAAAAATGAAAGACGTAGTTAAAGTAAAATGGAGCGACGTTAAAAGTTTGACCCTACATTTAAACGAAATATTTAAAGCGAAGCCTAAATTTCAAGCTACATTTAAAATCGATAATACTGAATTCGGGTTTATTCCTAATTTAGAAGATATGACTTTCGGAGAATATATAGATTTAGAAAGTAATATTTCAAGCGTAGAAACTTTTCACAAAGCTATGGCGGTAATGTACCGACCTATTACAAAGAAAGTAAAAGACCGATACGAAATATTTGAATATACTGGTTCGGATGAATTTAGCGATGTAATGAAGTTCGCACCGTTAAATGTTGTCTTAGGTGCAACGCTTTTTTTTTCGACTTTAGGAAACGACTTAGTACAACATACGCTTACCTCTTTGGAGAAGGAGATTCAGAAGAATCCGAAAATAATGACTTTAGCGAAAGAGCGCAATTTAATAAACGATGGGGCTGGTACAATTCAATCTATGCGCTTTCTCAGGGAGACGTTACAAAGTTTGATGAAGTTACCCGAATGGGGGTTAGAAAGTGTCTTACCTACCTTACTTACGAAAAACAGAAACGAGAAATAGAAGATAGAGAATTAAAAAAGATTTATAAAAATGGCTAATTATTACACGGTACTCGATACGCTTAAATCAAATTTAGAAAATGACCCTTTTGTAAACACGGTTACACAAGGCGACATATTTGCGGTAGATTTAGCAAAGCAAACTATTTTTCCTTTAGTACATATTATAGTAAACAACGCTACGTTTGAAAGCAATATAATTCGTTTTAACGTAAGCTTAATGGCTATGGATATTGTCAACAAATCAAAAGACGAAGATACCGACATATTTAACGGAAACGATAATGAGGTATATGTATTAAATACTATGCTTTCAATTCTAAACAGATTGTACGAAGAACTACGAAGGGGAGATTTGTACACACTACCTTTTCAAGTAGACGGTAACCCAACGTTAGAAGCCTTTGCCGAAAGATTCGAAAACTATTTAGCTGGTTGGACAATGACCTTTGATATTTTAGTTCCTAACGAAATGACAATATGCGACGATACTGAATATACTGCATTTAGTCAAGTAATAGATTTTCAAACTACGCCTATAAATTCAATTCAATATTTATGTGACGGTAATTTTGTAACCGCTTGTTATGGCACGAATCAAAATAACATAACTGATTTTGTAGATATGTTAAATGCAAACCCACCCGTTCAAAGTCAAGCGTGTTTTTTAAATCATGGTACGTATTACGATAATGGCGACGGGCGTGTTCGTTTAGTAATGAATAGCGCACAATATACGGCGCTTTGCCCTGACGGTGTAATTACATTAAATGCAATTTACGATTAATGAGTGAAAGACTAAAAGCTTTAGAAAAGTTCCGTGACTTGGTAGTAGCTGAAGCGAAAGCCAATTTACAAAAGATGGGTAAAAATTCAAGCGGTAGATTATCTAATTCGATTAAAGGCGACGTTAAAGAAATGCCTAATTCAATAGGAATCTATTTTGAAATGGAGCCTTACGGTAACTTTCAGGATAAAGGGGTAAGCGGTACGCAAAGAAAGTTTCCAGATTCGCCTTATTCGTATAAACCAGGAATAACAAATAGACCAAGTCCGAGGCACTTTGATAAATGGGTAGTTAAAAGAGGTTTAGCACCAAGGGGTGCGGGTGGTAAATTCGTTTCTCGTTCAAGTATTAAATTCGCTTTAGCTGCTCACATACAAAAATACGGAATAAGACCAAGTTTATTTTTTACTAAACCATTTGAAGAAGCCTACAAAACTTTACCCGATACGTTAATAGATAAATACGGTTTAGATGCTGAACAACTATTAACCGAAATATTAGACCAAAATTTAAAGAATATAAAATGAGTATTTTTGCACGTTCACCTTATATAGTAGAAATATCCGAAACAGGACAAGACGGTTCTAAGTTAGAAGTATTTATTTGGAACGGTATCGGAAGCGCACCAGCTACGCCAAGTTACACTTTGAGTAAATTAATACCCGCTTCAAACAACGTAAAGACGTATTATAATATTAGTCCGTACATTCGTGAATATTTAAGCTGGAATACAAGACAAGAAATATACAATACTTTTCCCGCAAGCGACACAAATCAATGGTGTAACGTTCAACTAAAAAGATACAAATTAGATAGCGGTACATACACACTATTAAGTACGAATTCATACGTAGCTTATGACGGTTTCGGTTGGTACGAACAAGGATACAATTATACACCAAGTAACGACATATTACACGACGAGGGAACGTTTTTTTATTACTACGACGGAACGAATCCAAGTACAAATTCAAGTAGAAGGGCTGGACATATAATGGTTAAAACTGCGACAAGCTTCAAAGCGAAATATACTAACTTGGCAACGGCTGCGACATTCACGCAAAACTTAACAAACAATTCTATTATAGACGTTCCGAGGGTTTACCAAAACTATTACGCTGCGGGTAACAAATTAGAAATAACAATTAATATTTTAGGAGTTGACGTTACTGTTTGGACGGGTTACTTTAAGCCATACGAGAATTGTAGATATACGGGAGTTTTATGCGACTTTGTAAATAAATACGGATGCTGGCAACGAACATGGTTTTTCGCTGCGTCTAACGATACCTTTAGCGTTGAAAACACGGAATACAATTTAATGCAAAATACTTTTCCTAACTACAATACTTTAGAAGGTCAACGTAAGGTGTTTAATACAACGGCAAAACGTAGTATTAAAGTAAACACGGATTGGGTAAGTGAAAGTTATAATGATTTGTTGGAGCAGCTAATGACAAGTGAAAGAATATTATTAAACAGTTTACCCGTAAAGATTAACACGAAGTCAACGGAACTATTCAAGAATATAAATCAAAAAATGATTAACTATTCTTTAGAGTTTGATTTTGCTTTCAATGCAATTAACAACGTAATATGAGACAAGTACAAGTATATATTGAAGGTCAAAAAATTGAGCTATTCGAAGACGAACAAATTAACGTTACGTCAAGCGTTCAAAATATTAACGATATATCGAAAGTATTTACCGACTTTTCACAATCGTTTACCGTACCCGCTTCAACTGTTAACAATGAAATATTTCAACATTTTTATCAAACGGACGTAGACGGAACTATTGACCATAATATAAGACGAAACGCATTAATCGAAATAGACCTTACTACGTTTAGACGGGGTAAAATATCAATCGAAAAAGCGAACATAAAAAACAGTCACGCCGAAAATTACCAACTAACTTTTTATGGTGAAATACGGACGTTAAAAGATTTGTTTGGCGAAGATAAATTGAATCAATTAGATTTAACTTCTTTAGAGTTTGCTTTTACGGGAACTGACATATATAATAGAATAACGGACTTAACAACCGATTACGACGTTAGATATCCTTTGATTGCAAGTAATAGGTTATGGACATACCACCACGGAAGCGAAGATATTACAACGAATAGTAAATCAATTAGATATAACGAGTTATTTCCTGCGGTTAAAATAATACGGTTATTTGATGCAATTGCAAACGATTACGGGGTTACTTTTACG